TTCCTTTTAAACAATACGTTGCAAAAAACCCTATTATAGATGATAGGGTATTATTAAATGGAAATAAATTATTTTTTCTAGAACCATTAGAAGCAACAGCAATGTCTGCTTACATTATTTTTAACAGATTTTATTACGACTATATGTTTAATAATACAAATAAAGAAAAAGTAACACACAGTATTTTTAAGTATGTGCAAGAAATACAAAATTTTATTTTATGGCATTATTCTAATGGATCTATTTATAAAACTAAATTTTGGGAATATGGTAAGAATTTATGGAACCAAAGTAACAAAGATGATATTCAAAGAATTATTAAAATGGTAAAGGATATGTCAAAAGAAGATGTAAGTAAAAGTATAGATGAACCATTTAGTTATGGTCAATGGGAAAAATGGAATTTTAAAGTTTGGTTAGATGGAATTAATAAGAACATTTAAAATTTATAAAAATTATTTAAATGAAAAAGATTGTAATATTTTATCTAGCTGGATTTTAAATAATAAAAATAAATCTTTTTTTAAAGACGCTAAAATGAATGGAATACGATTAACCACAAGATATTCTGATAATTTTGATTTTCCTGAAACTGCTTATAAAATACAAAATAAAATTATTAATACTTTAAAACTAAAAAAATATTCATTAGCAAATTTTAAAGATGGTATGGTAGCTAGTTATGCTGAGCCAGGAGATACTTGCTATATACATAAAGATCCAGTGTGGGTAGAGAATACTATTACACTTCATTGTAATATAAAATTATCGGATCATGAAGGAGGAAGCCCTATTATTAAAGGCAAAGAAATAAATTTAAACAAAAGAGATATGTGGCTATATCCAGTATCAGAGGTTGATCATGGATCAAATTTAGTTAAAGGTAGTATACCAAGAACATTATGGATATTTGGTTTTTCCATACCTAAAGAATATTTAAAAAATATTATAAATAATGATTGTGGATAAAAATAATTATAATCTAGATGTATTTACAAACTCTAAAATTGTAGGCAACTCTTGGAAAGATTATAAAAGAGAATGTAAATTTTTAGAATTATTTAAAAATTGTTCTATTGATAGTGTTTCTTGTTCGTATGATGAAACCAAAGGTTATGTTTTAACATTAGTTTCAAAACAAAAAAACGATGAAAATTGTTTAAGAGCAGAAGTTAATTTTAATCAGGACATATCTTTTTTTGTAAATAATTATTGGGAAGATTATCAAAGAGAGTGCATGCTTTTTGAATCATTCAAAAATTGTTTTATTGAAGGTGTTGTTTGTGAGTTTGGAGTATTAAAAGGTAAAACTTTAAATTTAATAGCAAAAAACTTTTCTAATCAAAAAGTTTATGGTTTTGATAGTTTTAAGGGTCTTCCTGAAGACTGGCATCTTTCCGATGAAAGCATATTTGAACAGGGAAGAATGAAAGTAGATAATTTACCTAAAGTTGAGCCTAATGCAGAATTAATAGTAGGGTGGTATGATAAAACAATATCTGAGTGGTGTAAAATAAATAGAGATAATATTAAATTTATTCACATTGATTGTGATTTATATAGTAGCACACTTACTGTTTTAGAAGAATTAAATGATCAAATAGTAAAGGGTACAGTTATTCAATTCGATGATTTTTATAATTGGTATAATCTATCTAATTATACAAAATGGCAAGAAGGCATATACAAAGCATTGTCAGAATGGACACAAAAATTTAATAGAAAATTTAGTGTTATTGGAAGAAGTAATCATACTCAAACTACAATAATACTAGAATTGTAATAAAAACAATTCATACTTTCATTATTTATTAAATTATAATATAATTTTGTTATTAATACAAAAATTATGCCATTAACTCAATTAAATTTTTTACCAGGTCTTGATACAGAGAACACCGAAACAGGTGCGGAGGGTAGATGGACAGATTGTGATAAAATTAGATTCAGAAAAGGACTACCGCAAAAAATAGGTGGTTGGAATAAATTTAGTAGTGATTATTATGTAGGTAGACCATCTTCTATTTTTTCATGGATAGCTTTAGATGGTACAAGATATCAATCAATTGGAAATGATAGAAAAGTATATATTTATCAATCTGGAACAAATCTTGATATTACACCTATTAGACAATCTAATTCATTAACATCTGTATTTACTACTACAGATACCAGCTCTAATGTTATAATTAATCATACATCTCATGGAGCAATATTAGGAGATTTTATAACTATTTCAAATGTATCAGCTAATGTAGGTGGAATTACTACTACAGATTTAGAAAATGAATTCGAAATAATATTAATTAATAATGCAAATGCATATACAATTGAAACTCCAGGTACTGCAACTTCAACAGTTACTGATACAGCTGATTGTGATATTCAATATCAAATAAATATAGGTCCATCAATTCAAACTTTTGGATATGGTTGGGGAGCAGGAACTTGGGGAGAAAGTACATGGGGAACTACTAGAACATCATCAGAAGTAGTTTTAGATATGAGACAATGGTCTTTAAATAATTGGGGAGAAGATTTAATATTAACAGAAAAAAATGGTGGTACATATGATTGGAATACTTCTGCTGGATTAGGATCTAGTAATAGTGCTGAATTGATTGCAAATGCTCCAACATCGTCAATATTATCAGTTGTTTCTACAGATAGTAGGCATTTAATTTGTATGGGTACAGAAACAACTATTGGAGATGCTAATACGCAAGATAATTTATTTATAAGATGGTCAGATCAAGAAGATTATAATTCGTGGGCTCCTAATGTTACTAATTCAGCAGGCTCTCAAAGAATTGCAGGTGGTAGTGAAATAAGGTGTGCTAAACCTGCGAAAGGAACTATACTGGTATGGACGGATACAACTTTACATTCGATGTCTTTTATAGGTCCACCTTTTATATTTGGTTTTAGACAACTAGGAAATGACTGTGGATCTGTTTCTTTAAATGGATCTATCGTAATAGATGATATAGCTTACTGGATGTCAGATGGTCAATTTTTTAGATATGCTGGTGCTGTTCAAGAAATAACTTGTCCTATTTTAAATCATGTCTTTAACGATATAAATAAAACACAATATCAACAAGTTTATGCAGGTCAAACTTCTGATTTTTCTGAAGTTATATGGTATTATTGTTCTTCTAATTCAGATACAATTGATAAATATGTAATTTATAATTATTTAGAAAATAGTTGGTATTTTGGAGATTTATCAAGAAGCACTTACTTAGATAATGGTGTAGAATTAAATCCTATTGCAACAGAATATTTAGCTAATTCTACAGCTAATACATATTCTACTATATACGGACTTACACCTGGTCGTTCTTTAATCTATCGTCATGAAGATGGTGTTGACGCTGATGGATCAGCAATGACTGCTTTTATTGAATCAGGTGATGGTGATATTGCAGATGGAGAGAATTTTAGTTTTATAAATAAAGTAATACCAGATTTTAAAAATCAAACTGGAAATGCTAATATAACTATATCTACTAGAGATTATCCTAACAGCTCTAAAACTACAGGGGAAACTATTACAGTATCTAATACAACACCATTTTATAATACAAGAACTAGAGGTAGACAATCTTCAGTAAAAATAGAAAGTGACGAATTAGGTAGTAATTGGCGATTTGGTACATTAAGAATCAATATTAGACCTGATGGAAAAAGATAAATATAAGATTAGACAAGCTCGTATTGATGATGCTGTACGTGTAAGAGAATTGCTTAAAACATGGCTTCCAGAATCACCATATAACTTTGGAAACGTAAATAATAAGAAATTACTTGATCATATTATATTTTACATTAGAAATAGTTTTGTTATAGTAGTAGAATATGAAAATGTTATTGTAGGAACTATGGCTGCCGCTGTAGATGAAACATGGTATAGTGACAAGAGATTTCTTAGAAGTCTATGGTTACATGTTAATCCTAAATATCGTAATTTTCATATCTTTAGAGCTATAATGATAGTTTTTAAAGAATACGCACAAAGTAAAAAATTAACTGCTTTATGCGAAATAACTCAAGGTAAAGACGTTGAAAGAAAACATAACGCCTTTATTAAATTAGGATATAAAAATATCGGAGGAACATATATAATCAATGGGTAGTCTTTTTAAACCATCAACAACAGTAGTTCAAGCGCCAAGTCAACAAACAGTTACTTCGCAAATACCAGAATACTTTAAAGAAATTCAAGAACGTACATTAAGACAAGCAGAGAATGTATTTACTCAACCCTATCAAGGATACACTGGTCAACGTATAGCTCAACTAAGTCCACAAGAGCAACAAGTTTCTGATGTATTTACTAATCAAATTTTACCACAAGCAGGTCAGTTAGCACAAATCGGACAACAAACTTATGATACTGCTACTATGCAACAGTATATGAATCCATATCAAAATGCAGTTATACAATCTACTTTATCTGATTTAGGAGAAGCATACGGTCAGCAACAAAGAGGAATGGCTGCGCAAGCAATTGGAGCAGGAGCTTTTGGTGGAGAAAGAGAAGGTATTGAAAGAGTTTTAGGTAGAGAAAGATATTTCGATCAAGTTGCTGATACATCAGCTAGATTAAGACAAGCTGGTTTTGAATCAGGCGCACAAAGATTTGCTGCTGATCGTGCTGCACAGTTAGGTGCTGCTCAAGCACAATTATCAGGACTTGCTGGTGCTGCAGCTGGTTTAGGTCAAGCTGGAAGTTTATCAAGAGGAATAGAACAAGCTGGATTAACTGAAGCTTATAGAGATTTCATTGAAGAAAGAGAATATCCTGCTGGTCAAGTAAGACAAATGATTGGTGCTTTAGCAGGTGCACCTATTAGAACTTATGGAGAAGAAAGATCAGCAATAGTAGGAACACCAGTAGGTGCTCCTAGTCCATTTGCACAAATAGCTGGAGCAGGTCAGGCTCTTGGAGGATTCTTTGGGTAATGGCTATTAAATTTGCACAAACAGAAGATGGTCCTGTAAAAATACAATTGTCAGAAGATACATATAGTAAATTATCTGACAAAGATAAACTAGATTTAGAATTAGCAGAAGAAAAAGGTTTGATTACTTCTTTACAATCTCAAATGGGAGGAACAAAAGGAACTGTTCCAAAAAAAATGGAAGTAGAAGTAACTGGTAAGGCTTTAGAAGAAGAAAATAAAAAAGTTGATACTGGTGAAAAAAAAGAAAGTGGATTTAAAACTTTTGTAAATAGTGTAGGAGAAGCTTTTACAAACATTGCTGAAGGTGCTGAAAAGAAATTAGAAACTGTCTATGATGATCGTGAAAAGAGAATGATGTTTCTTTCTGGATTAAATACTTTAATTGATGCTTCTTCATTTACTCCTATAACTCAAGCTAAGTCACCAGTAGGTACTATAGCCGGGGGTCAGAAGAAAGGATTTTTAGAATCAGAAGCAATTGGCTCTAAGAGAAAAAAATCAGAGATAGATTTAATTAAAGCACAAGCACAATTAGTTAAAGCCACAAAAGGTGAACCACCTAGATTTAGAGGAACTAAAGATGAAGCAATACTTAAAAATTATACACCTTATATAGATAAGTATAGAAGTGATAGAAATAAATTTGATGCTTTAGACACAAGATATTTAGAAGCATTTAAATTAATATCAGAAGGTAAAGATATTCCTACTGGTACTTTAGAATCATTTTTATTTCCTATAGAAAAAGTTTTAGCTGGTACAGAGATAGGTGATAAATTAAATAAATATTTTTCTGATGGTAAATTAAATAGAAAATTAATAGATGAAGATAATGTAACTTTTAAAGAAATATTAAACTCAGCAAGTAAACAAGCTATTGTATCTCAAGTAAAAGATTTATATCCAGCTTCTGATAAAGACATTCAAGTGTTATTACAAGGTCTTGGTGATTCTGCAACTACACCTGAAGCTCTAATTAAATTAATTGCAGCACAAAAAGCTG